GTTATGGTTTGGTTGCCAGTGGATCAACTTTGAACCAAAGCCATCCTGCCTTGACCTTGGTTAACGCTGGAACCTTTGCCACGACTAATCGCGCTCAAACTTCTGTGTGGGACGGAGGAGCAGGTACTTACACACTACCAGCCGCTTCAACTTTAGGAAACAACTGGTTTACGTTGTTCAAGAACAGCGGAACTGGATCGATGGTGATCTCCGCCGCTGACAATATTGACGGACAGTCTACAAAGACCTTTGCGCCTAACGAGTCAGCTTTTATTGTTAGCACTGGAGCTACGTATCTGACTGTAGGTTACGGTGTCAGCAATCAGTTCTTCTACACATCTTTGGTCAAAGCTGTAGTCACAGGGTCTTACACTTTAACTTCAAGTGAAGCCACAAACACCATTCAGACCTACACAGGAACATTGACTGGTAACGTCACAATTGTTTACCCACCTGTGGTGAACTTGTACGTGATCAAGAACTCTACAACCGCTGGAGGTTATACGTTCACCGTTGGAACTGGTTCTGGTACGTCTGTGATCATTCCTTCTGGTCAACAGGTTACTTTGGCTTGCGACGGAACTAACTTCTTCAACGCCAATACATCACAAGCTGGTGCTGTTACTACGCTGAGTTTGGCTGATGGTAGCGTAAGCGCCCCATCCCTTAATTTTGGTAATGAGGTTACGACTGGTGTTTATCGTGCTAGTGCTGGTCAATTTAATACCGCAATCTTAGGCGTGTTGCGCTCTACGCTGTCTGCTTCTGGGTTAGCGATTGTGGGGACTGGTAACTTTACAGGCGGTGTTTCTGGGGGCACGTTCTAATGACCAAGAAGGTCTTTGCTCTCGACACGAAGCCGGGCATCCAGCGCGATGGAACAACCTTTGACGCTGACTGCTACAACGACGGTCGTTGGGTAAGGTTCCAGCGCGGACGCCCTCGCAAGGTTGGTGGGTATACGCAGATTACGGCTGGGATTTCTGGCCCTTCCCGCGGTATCTACGTCAACCCACAGCAGAACTTCAACAACGTGTTCAATGGGCATTCTCAGGGTTTGCAGGTTGTTCCTATTGACAACAACGGTGTGGGTGCTGGGGTGACAGACATGACGCTGTCTAACTTCACCGCATCAGACAATAACCTGTGGCAGTTTGATACGTTCTATGACGTGAGTGGGTCTGGGGATAACTTGCTGTTGGCGCACCCCGGGCAGTCTCTCAACCTCATTGACAACAACATCAACACCCCCGTTTTGGGTGGAAACATCACTGGTACGAGCTTATCCGCCATCGGTGTGTTCACAGACTCGATGTTTTTAAACAGCACCACGACAGCATACTTGTCTATACAGGACACCCAGATCGGTGCTGGTCAATCCATCTCTGGAACTGGTATTCCCTCTGGAACGACTGTAGTCTCGACCAACCTAAGAGTACCTGTTTTAAATGCTGTAGCTGTGACTGGTATTGCTGGACAATGTTCCTGCACATCTACGACTGGTCTCTACATCGGTCAAACCGTTGCCGTTTCTGGAACTTCCACTGGTACAGCGACTGGTATTACCTCTGGCGTGACGTACTACATCATTGCTACGAACTACGCCACGACGTTTACTCTGTCCGCATCTTCTGGTGGTGCGGCAATCACCACAACGGCTGGAACAACAACTGGTTTGGTTTTCACGGCTGGACAGATTCAAGACGTGGTAATTTCTGCCGCCGCAACAGCTTCTGGTGCGTCTACGATTACCTTTAACAATAACATTTCCGTCTCTGGTGGTGTGGTTTCTCTCCATCCGTACGTGTTTGTCTACGGTAACAACGGTCTGATCAAGAACTGCTCAGCAGGAAACACAAACGATTGGGTCTCAGCAGACGCAAATGAGGTCTCTGTAGCCACTGGAAAGATTGTCCAAGGGTTACCAGTGCGTGGTGGTTCAAACGCGCCGTCTGGGTTGTTTTGGAGCCTTGACAGCCTTATCCGCGTGTCCTACATCGGTGGTACAGGAACCCCTGCCCAATATTGGCGCTATGACTTGATCTCTTCCCAATCGTCTATCCTGTCTTCTCAGTCTGTGATTGAGTACGACGGCATCTACTATTGGTGTGGTGTTGATCGTTTCCTGCTCTACAACGGTGTTGTGAAGGAAATCCCTAACACCATGAACCAAAACTACTTCTTTGACAACCTGAACTACGCTCAGCGCGAAAAGGTTTGGGTTTCAAAGGTTCCTCGTTTTGGTGAGATTTGGTGGTTCTACCCTCGTGGTAACGCTACGGAATGCACAGACGCAATCGTTTTTAACGTGCGTGAGAATGTATGGTACGACGCTGGTGAGGCTCTTGGAGCTCGACGTTCTGCTGGTTACTTCTCTCAGGTCTTCCACTACCCAACTTGGGCGTCATGGGAAACCAACGCCGTAGGTGGTGTAAACGCAATTACGTTGACCGCTGGTGGAACCACGTACACCAACGGAACCTACACGAACAAAGCTCTGACAGGTGGAAGCGGATCAGGTGCTACAGCTAACATTGTGGTGGCTGGAGGTATCGTTACCTCTGTGACGATCTTCAGCAAGGGTAAGAACTACGTTGTTGGTGACACTCTTTCAGCGTCGCTTCCAGTGGGTTCGGGGTTAATCATTACGGTCAATCAGGTGGTCAACTTTGTGTCTCTGTGGCAACACGAGATTGGGACTGATGCAGTCCAAAACACGACCGTGTTGGCGATTGAGTCGTTCTTTGAGACGAATGACCTTGGGTGGGTGTCGGGAGGCCCGTCCCAGCCCTCGCCCATTGGCGACAATAAGTGGATTCATTTGGAGCGCTTAGAACCTGACTTCATTCAGTCTGGTGACATGGAGCTGTACGTGACTGGACGACCCTTTGCGCAGTCCGACGACAAGACGGCTGGCCCGTTCGTGTTCAGTCCAAACACCAACAAGATTGACCTTCGTGAACAACGTCGTGAGCTTCGTCTGAAGTTTGTCTCCAACGTAGCTGGCGGAACTTACCAAGTTGGTAAGATCTTGATCGATGCAGATTATGGAGATGTACGTGGCTACTAATCCATTGAATGTCGGTTTAGTTTACGACCCGAGGTATCATACGTTTGAGTCGTGGGCGTGTCTCATGGTGGAGCTATATGGTGCACAGAACTTGTCTATTCCTACGTCAACAACTGATTGGAAAGAGTGGGGAGCGGGTTTGAAGGGTATCGACGTGTTCACCAACGAGGGGATCCCAGCCCCCTACATTTTTGACGACTGGCAACAATGGGCTGAAGCTCTTGTCAACGCTGTTAACCCATCTGTGAACTGATATGGCACTCTACGAAAATCTTTCATCATCAAGCACGGCTGAAGACATTGCCGCCGCCTACGATGAATTTGTAGGGTTAGCAGGTGGTGACACTGCCGCTAATCAAAAACAAGCGGTTGATTATTTGAGCTCTTTGGGAATTGGTAATTCTGCAATTGAGCAGGCGTATAACATATACACCAACCCAACCGTAGATACATCTGGTAGTGGGTTGTCTACTTTAAATTCAGGTAATGCCGCTGTTGATGGTACTTCTGGAACTACAGGAGCGCTGACTCAGGCTACATCTGGTTTAACTGATGCGTCAGCAGGTTCTTCAAATCAAGCTACGTCTACTGTTGGTTCAACTACAGCCGTAGCTAACCCATACGATGCAATCAACTCAGCTTTTATAGCTGGAGATTATTCTGGCACAGCAGGAGTCATAGCAAATGCTGGATTAACGCCTGCGCAAATTAAAGCTTACTACGGCTTTGATGATGCAACCATGAGTTGGTTAAGTGGTCAGGGCATATTTGGTACACCTACTGGAACAACTGGGACAACAGTAACAACTAGCGCAGGCACTGGAACGGACACAACTAGTGGTCTTTCTACGCTTAGCACCAACGTAGCAGGTACAAGCCTTACGACTAGCACAGATGGGACTGGTACAGACACAACAAGTGGTCTTACAGCTACAACTACTGGAACAGGTACATCCAAAACATACACGCAAGCTGAAGTAGATCAGGCGCTGATAGACACCTTAACTCTTTCACCAAACGTAAGCAGAGCTGACGTATTAGCCGCCGCGGCGACGATTGGAATTACAGCTCAACAAGTTGATGCCGCATACGCAAAATTGTCCAGCAACACAGTTTCAACTGGTACATCAACTGGTACAGGGACTTCTAGTGGTTTAACGACTCTTACTAATCAGCTCACAAGCGTTTCTACTGGGACTTCTACAGGAACTGGGACATCTACAGGGAAAACCACTGATGTGTTGGTGGGGTCTACGGGTACATCTGTTTCTACAGGAACTAGCACATACACATCTATCAGCACGGCGCTGTCTACCGTGGGTTCTGGTGATGACAAAAAGTTTGTGTTGCCGGGCTACGGGGCGGTCTCCGCCAGCACCTTAGCTTCATGGGAACCATGGCGCTTAGACATGTTAGGTCTTGTCAAAGACGCTAACGGTGAGATCATGTACAAGGGAGCTCCCGCGTGGGAGTCCGCCACAGGTACTGCCAAGACTTTGTTCAATGAGATCAACGGAATTGCCAACTTATCTGGTATGTCTGGTGCTTATACAGGCGGAGCCTTAGAGCAAAGCGAAGGCGGTTTAGGATCTAAAGAAGCTGTTCTTTGGGACATTGCCAGCAAGCTTGCCGCTCAAGGCGTTACAAGCCTGACCGACCTTAAACAGCGTACCGTTCAAGTGCTGATCCCCGGGGGTGAGAGCGGTAACGACACCTATCAAGACGTCACCGAGTACTACAACACCAAAACTGGTCAAACAGTTAACTTGCAAGGTACAACGCTTGGTAATCACCAAACAAACTACAACCTACAGACAACTGGAACTGGTTTAGTTATTCCAACAACCAGTGGAACAAAAAGCGATTGGGTTGAATTTCGAGACAGCACGCTTCCTTTAGTTCTGACGGCTGTGTCATTTGCTTACCCTGCCGCCGCTCCTTATATTCAAGCTTACAACGCCGCCAAAGCCGCTATGGACGGTAACTGGATGGCGGCGGCATTCAGTGGTCTAGCGGCGGCTTCTGGCTTCTCTGCAAGCGTAACTGCTGATATTAAGTCTCTTCTTGCCGCAGGCGACCTTGCAGGTGCTGAAGCACTTTATAACAGCAGTTGGTTAGCTCAAAATGCAAGCACACTGAACGACGCAAAAATAGTAGTTGGTGGACTTAGCGCTGTACAGAACAAAGACCTTGTTGGCTTAATCAACGCAGGTGTGAATTACGCTGGCGCTACGGTTCCAGCAGAACTTAAAACTGGTGTTAATTGGCTCAACCTTGGTAATGCAATCGCCAACAACAATGTTGCTGGGATGCTTGATGCCGCAGGTACCCTAACAAAGAGCACCGATTTAAAAATGGCGGCAAGTGCTACAAACTTGTTGAATGCTTGGAATAGGTTTGAGCAGACTGGAGACGCCAATGCGCTGAACCTTGTGCTGAGTGCTGGTAAACAGTTTGGTAGCTATGTTGCAAACTACCAAGGTAGCGGATCCACCAGCACTGAAGGATTGAGCGTATCAACGGGTACATCCACAAAGACTTCTGGTTTAAGCACTGGTACTTTGACCAACTTGCAGGCGTTGTATGACAGTGGATCAAACAGTACTTTTGGTCAGCCAGTATCTGGGTTAGATGCAACAGGCAATTTCTCAACTGCATTGAATAACCTATCTGACACGCAACTAGCAAGTGTCAGTAAGTTTGCCGACACCATGGCAAACATCCAGTCACAAGAAGGAACACAAGTAGCGATTGCGCCTGTAGTAGCGTGGGGAATTGATGCTTTACTTCATTTGGGTGTTCTTGGCTACGCTTGGTTTGCGAAAGGCCCGACTGGGGAAAAGCCAACCGAGCAAGAAGCAACCGCTATGGCGGCAACGGTTAAATTTATCAATGACCCAAGCACTACCAAAGAGTCTTTAAAGGCGATCAATGTCAATGTCACTGACGAACAGTTCAACCAGTTAAGGCAAGCCGCGGCAGATCCTACGGTTGAACAAGCAATAGACACAATTGTTATTACAGGCAAAAAAGAAAAGACTGTTCTTACAAAAGAAGAGCAAGCTGAACGCGACCAACAGTTTGCTGATGCGTTTTCTAAGTATGCAACTGGATCAAGCGCTAATACAAGCGCTGGTTTAGCGGCATTTATTCAATCTATGAACGCTGGCGCTACAAGCGCAGAAGCTTGGGCGGCGGCTCAGTTAGCCTCTGGTAAATCCCAAACTACTGGAGGATCTACTAGTGCATCCACTAATGTATCCACCAATGCATCAACCAATGCGTCTACAAACGTATCAACTAATGCATCTACAAACGTATCGACAAGTACATCAACAAGCACGTCTGTAAGCACCAACACTACTACTAACATTTCCACCAACATTTCAACTAATGTTGCGACAAATGCATCTACTAATGCATCGACCAGTACATCTACAAGTGTTTCTACTGGGGCAGATACAAGAAGTTTAAGCACAGGGACTAACACAGCAACGGGTACTGGCACAGGAACTGGGACGGGGACTGGTACTGGAACTGGAACTGGAACTGGAACTGGAACTGGAACTGGAACGGGAACAGGCACAGGGACAGGAACTGGGACAGGAACTGGGACAGGCACGGGAACAGGCACGGGCACGGGCACAGGCACGGGAACTGGCACTGGCACTGGAACGGGAACTGGAACGGGAACAGGCACAGGGACAGGAACTGGGACAGGAACTGGGACAGG